TCCTAACGGTAGCTAATCAATAGGGGCCAGAAATGGCCCCTATTTTTACATTCCTATGAAAAAACTTATAAAAGTAAAATACACCGATAGTTACGAGAAAATAAGAAAGAACATACCTTTGCATGACTTTACACATGAATTTAAAAGGGATGTTTGGTTTGCTGTTCCTGTAAACATAGCAATTATATTGCTGAAAGACCAAAGGTTTATTGCCGAAGATGATATTATATTTAGTCCTGCGATTTTTAATGCTGCTGGATTGAATATAGGTATTAAAAGATTTGGTGCGTTCGGTGATTTAATACAGTTAATCCCTATTGTTAAACATCTTAAAAAGATCAGTACCAACAAATATACTCTCATAACCAATAAACAATATGTAAATGATATGAAAGAATTTGGGGTGTTTGATAACGTTCTTCCCACCGGAACTATTTATGCCGTTTTTGATAAAGTAATTCACTTGGATGGTGTTGCTGAAAAAGATCATAGTTTAACCAATCATCAACATTTAATGCACAGAGTTAATATATTTGAAGAATTTTTAAATATACATTTAACTGACTATGACTTTAGTGTTAATATAAATGAGCATCATAAAAAAGTTGTTGATGAGGTATTAAAAAATGCGTTTGTACTACAACAAAACCAACTGCACACAACTGATCTACAGCAACGGGACAGTTTACCCAACTGCGATAAATCCGAAGATGATTGTAGATTTGAGTGGTTTCAAGGATTATCAGAAGCAAGACTTTGATGAATTTAATCTTTCGTTACTTTATAATACGAAAAGAATAACAATACATCGAGAATATGCTCTTGGCGATCTAATACAATTAATAGCTGCTGCTAGACTAATTAAACAATATTATAATATCAGTGAAATCTACATAATTACAAATGATAGATTTGTAGAACATCTTAACTATTGTTTTCATGATATTAAATTTGTAACTAGCGAATACTTGATTCATGGTTCAAGTGACTTTGGTTTTACATTCACAATAGATGGTATTTTAGAAAGAGATCATAGTATTCATAACAAAGAAAATGCCAAACATCGAATGGAAATACTTTTAAACTATTTCGGTATCACAGAATTTACAAAGGAAGAACTTGATTGGTCTTTACATTTAAGGGGTGAAGTTGTCATGCCAGCTATTCCAAATGATAAAAAAATAATCGGTGTACAAATGCGTGGTTCTGGGTGTATGAAAACATTACCCCGCCAAATGGTTAAAGACATGATAAATGAATTAGCCAAAGATCATTATGTAGCCCTGATAGATCAGGACAAAGATCAAGGTTTTGAAGGTAAAAACATCTTAAATCTGTGTGGTAAACTCCAACCACCGCAAGTTATTGAGTTGTTAAGACGATGTAGTCTGTGTTTAACAATGGATTCTGGAGTTTTATGGATGGCACATGTTGCTAATTGTCCTACTCTGACATTCCTTGGTTCCACAAGAGAAGCGGAAAGAATATCGCTCCATCCACAGTACCCAGAGAAAGCAAAGGGTATTGATCTGACAAAATATGTTGGTTGTGAACCTTGTTTTGAAACGAGAGTCCGGTGTAAAGGTGCTATAAATTGCATGAACAAGGTGAACTATGATATGATAAAAGACGAATTACTTGAAAAAGTAAAACAAATTTTAGGAGAATAAACAAATGGCTAGACCTAAGAAGAATTTTAACCGTGATGTGAAACCAGCTATCAGTACCATTCCAACCATTGAAACAAGTGCAGAAATCCCTTTTTCTGATGAAGTTACTGGAAATTCTGGTCATGATGATGTCGCTGGTGTAACAATAGAACCAGAAGCAATCATCCCAGATTCAGAAGTCACAACTGAGATGAAACAGGAAGAACCGATTAACAAGCCAGAAACGGCTGTTGTGATTGATGAAATGTTCATGCCTAAGAAATCCTTCAAGGAACGAATGGAAGAGTGTTCTATCCACTTTGGACAGAAATACTTTGACGAAATGGTGAAAAAGGGCTGTGATTACAAAGCATTTGGTGACTGGCAAAAAGGTTATTGTGGTCTTCTCGACCGCGTGTTTGGTGTTCGTGGTAAAGAAGTTCTGGACGTTGGTTCAGCTTATGGGGCACTCGGTAATGGATTTAAACAGCTTGGTGCAAAGAAAGTAACCTGCGTAGACATCTCTAAACAGGTCATCGCGGCTAAACCGTTTGATGGTTTGACCTACGTTCTGGCTCCTGTCCAGTTGATGAAAGCTGTTGAATCCGGTTCTCAAGACCTGATTCATGCTTCTTACCTGATGAACAGCGTTGATGCTGAAGACCTCGATATAACATTCTTCGAACTGAAGCGTGTTCTCGCCGCCAAAGGTAAGGTGTTCATCATCATGAACTTTGGTAAAGACCAGAAGATATCAGACTTTGACACCAGACACAGCAAAGAAACTATCGTTAAAGCCGCTACAAAAGCTGGCTTCAAAGAAGTAACAGAGATCGTAAACCAGTTGCGAAGCGTTGATGATGGTCGTTATGAATTCATCAGCAATTACAATTGGGGTATTGTGTGCTTTGAATAACAATTAAATGGGGTGTGGCAAAAATGCCACACCCCATAATCTACGGAGGTATTAGCAATGGATAATAATTTAGTTACAGAACTTCTTTGTGATAGATATGGTATGACGGAAGAAAATACGCCATTGCTTACCGACATGACTCGTAGAGCAGTTAATTGTATATCTGAGATATTTCCGTTCATGGAAACTGGTTCTATCAGTACAGTAATAAATCAGACAAGATATACATTGAATCTTGCTGATGATGTTCTTATTAAAATAACATCTGTATTTTACAATACACCACCAACAAACAACGTATTCAATGATCCAGATATTCCTGTCGAAGGATTACCATATGGATCATCATTGTCACAACGGTTTACAGATGTTTTTGAACATGAAACAAGACGCCGGTTAAAACCGGTCGATGCACGTATTGTAAACACAAACCAGTTCGACTTAATACCAACACCACAAGACGTAAGGACTGTATACTATGAGTATGCCAGATATAGAACGATTGAAGAAATTCCTCAGATTCTTGAAGAAGAGTTGTTTTCTCTTATTTTGTTTTATAGTAATGATACCGTTTATCAGAAAAAACGAAAAGAAAGTAACGGTAGTGTGTTCGACTTTGATAGACGGGGAAATACGAAAGAGAAAACATCAGATGTTAAAACAGACGTTGAAGCTCGAAAGGTTGAGTTGGATTTGATCAAGGCCGACATTAAAAAGAAGGTGAATAGCCTTGGCTAGAAAACATGGGTTTTGGGATTTCAAGATTGATGGCGTAATGTTTGTAAACCAACTCATTTCATATTTGAAAGTCAAGGAAAAAGAAGCATTGAATGTTCTTAAAGGCGTTAATGCTGTAAATTTGAATAGAAAAATTAAACATGCAGTAACAATGGCTTCGATTCCACAAGACTTAGACATGACATCCTTTGTCAAAGATAAGCTACTTGGTGGTTTTAAGGTTCGTTTAACATCTAAAAGCCAAGATCATCAATATTATAACTTTGGTCATCCATATATTACTGGTCGTGGGGCAACAAAGAAGATCGTTAAATCAAGCAGACACAGGACAAATTCTATCACATATGCAGGTATGATGAGCGTTTTGATGTATGGGCGAAAAAAATATGATATACCAAATCCAAATACCAAACGAAACTCAAGAATGCCGATGATGTGGAAAAATAAACCACACTATGCCAGTAAAAGCGGGTTCGCTGGTGGGTTCGTTGGTGGTAAAAAAGTATTACATATCAAACCATATGCACATCCAATAGATTACACTCTGTCTGCCGCAGCAGAGGTTGAAGCATGGATGACACAAATACAGGATAAATTCCTCAGTAAAGGATTCACAAAGGTATGAGTATCGCAAAAAAAGAATTAATTTTACAAGCAATCGAAAGAACAATGTTTGGTATTAAAAAAACCAACATTTCAACCGGAACAAATAAATACAACACAGATGTTGGGTATGTTGATCGTCAATACATTAACATCGAAGAACAAGACGTTATTGACAAACCGAATAACTGGATCATCATCAACAACGAAGGAGAGGACTTTAATCTTCTTCCGGGTGGGAATTGTGAGAACCAACTTCTTATACAGATAGTTGGTTTTGTAAAAGCTTCTCAAGAGGAACCTAATCTCGATACGCTTATGAATAACTTGCAACAGGATATTATTGTTGCTATGATGAAAGATGTTACATTACAGAACACTTGTGACTTCCTTGTTCCGATAAGGATACAGACAGTTGCAGAAATGGTATATCCTCACGGTGGATTTGTAATAACGTTTGATATCACGTACACGTTCATGAAAACTGAATTTTAACAAGGAGCAATAATATGCCAAGAGCAGTAGGTTCAAAGAGTGCTGTCGTTGCTACCCAAGAAGCACTGTGGGGGAATCTTAACGCATCTCCTACATCGGTTCTGGGTTTTTACATCCGTTCTTTTAGCTTGGGTGGTACCAAAGGTACTTTCCAATCAGAAACAATCAACCAACACCGCGCTATCGTTGGTTTGACTGACGGTAACAAAGCGGTTCAGGGGAACATGGTTTCTGACTTGCTTCCCGAAGGTCTTGAAGTTCTGCTTCGTCATCTTCTCGGCAAGGGAACTGTTGCCACAACCGGTTCTGGCCCGTACACACATGTTCTCAAAGGTTCGCCAGAAACCCTTGAAGGTCTTTCTTTCCAGAAAAGTTTTACTAACATTTCGAAACACTTCCTGTATACTGGTGTTCATCTTAATAGCATGGCGATTGATATCGTTCAGGAAGGTTTCCACGCTGTAACATGGGATTTCGTAGGTAAATGCGAAACAATCTTCGCAACCGAACAGATTTCAATCGCCGGTGGTGTATTCCCGACAAAGAACGGTTTCAATGGTTATCAGGCATCAATCGAAATTGATACTGGTTCTGGTTATACAGCTCTGGGTCGCGTTGTTTCTGGTTCTTTGAACATAGCAAACAACGTTGAAACAGATGGTTACGTTCTGGGTTCTGCCGACCGCGCATCGTGTGAATACGGAACAAGGGAATGTTCTGGTGGTTTCGCTATGTTCTTCGAAGATACAACTCTTTATGAGTTGTATATCGCTGGTACAGAATGTGGCCTTAAATACGTTTTCTCAAACGCATTGACAGGCGACTCAATCACTTTCGAATTCCCGAAGGTAAAACTCGCCGGTTCGTCACCGGAAATAGCTTCTGCCGCTGGTGTTAATCTGGACTTCACGTTCCAAGCTCGTGTAGACCCCGGCGAAGACACTGACGTTATCGTTACAATCGTGAACTCATTGGCCTCTATTGAGTTGCAGTCTGGCGAAGTTTAATTTTAAGTAAATAGTTGACAAATAGTTGAATTTCAGGCATCATAAAGGTGCTTGGAATTCAACTATTTAATATTTACAGGAGTTTTATACAATGCGTCTTTCAGATATCGCTGTTAAAAACAATGTTGCCTCGGTCACGTATGACGATACCTTCAAGGTTTCTTTTGATCTTATGTTCCTGCCGAAACGGGAACTTCAGAAGATTACTGCAAGTAACACCAAGATGAAAGCCAATCCAAAAACACACGTAATGGAAGAACAGATGGACTCTGAAGCTGTTCGAAAAGAAATTTGTCAGATGTGTGTTAAAGGCTGGAAAAACCTGACTTACAAATGGCTTGCCAATCATGTTAACGTCGATCTTACCAAAGTTAATCCAGATGAAGAATTGACTTTCTCACAGGACAACCTGACTGACCTCATGGAAATGATGTACGGTCTTGATGGTTGGATTTTCGACAGCGTGAAGAACGCCGCCAACTTCAAAGACGAACAGGTGCAAGCTGAAGTAAAAAACTAAGGGAATTCGCAGAGTGGATTTTTACACCTAATCGTGGTGATTGTAAAGACTGTAAAGAACATTACAGTTTTAAATACAAAACAAATCCACCCTGCGAAACCGCTGGTACATGCCCTTTCGGGAAACCGATGCTTACTGTTAGAAACTCTTGGGTATTTGATCTTTATCAAAAGTGTTCTGGTCAACAGATTGTTGCTGGTATGGGTCAGCCAATCGGTATAATGTTCACAGCAATCGTTGCAATGTTGGACATTTACTGCATTTTCGATATTGAGGAACGGGTTGAAATATTTGAAAAGATTCAACTCATTGACTCAATAAGATTGAAGATGAGTGCTCAGGAGACTATAGGTAAAAGAAGTCTCCAAAAGCATTGACACTGTTGTATTTAAGTGTTAGTGTGATAGTGTGGTCTATTTAAAAGAGCAGTACATACAAATGTACTGCTCTTTTCAATCTTTTTAGGAGTAGGATCAATGGGTAATAACAAAGATGTATCACTCAAGGCTAAGTTAAGCGTTGATCTTAATACCTTTAAAGACTTTGAAAATAAAGTCAAATCCCTGTCAAAAACTTTTAAAAATGTACAAATTGAGATAGCACAATCCTCACAGGGAATGGATAAGACTATTCAACAGGCTTTCTTTGGCAAACGTGGAACAGATAGAACTACAATCCAAGGATTTTTTAAGAAGCAGTTTAAGGGTATTATTGATGCTTTTACCGCAGAGATAAGAGCTGCTTCTAAGGCGATGGTTGATATGGCTGGTACAACGACAGCACAATCAATCGCCGATATGATTAAAGTTCTGACAAAACAAGAAAAAGAGATTGAAAAACTAACCAACCAAAGTAAGAAAAATATTAAGAAAACCGCATCTCATCCGGTTTATGGTAAAC